TTCACTGACTGTCATATTAGATACTTCGACAATCCAGTTCATAGGACTAGAATGCCAACCACAATTGTGACAATGCAGAAAATTATCAGTAGTTACATAAAATAGACGACGTTTCTTACCCCAAGACTTACCTTCTCTACATATAGGACATCCTCCTTGGTATGTTTTAGCAAGTCTGTTGTACTTTGGCCGTCCAGCGTACTGATAAAATTTTTGTACGATGTATGCCTCAGGTAAAATCATATACCAAGGAGGATTATATACTATTTCTGCTTAGGTTCAATAGAAACGACACCTTTTCTAATAAAGGCACCGCTATTTGGGTCAATCCAATGAGCTTCAGTCACTACTTGACCGTTTCTTTCATAGGTATGCAACCTAGGGTGTACTGGATTACCAGAAATAGGACTGGTAATCGGTATAGGTCGTACCATTTGCATGTTATTAATATTATTATTCATATCAAGTATTTAATTTAGCTACAACTTCTTGTAGAGAATCGTTTAGTTTGAAAGTATTAATCCATTTATCTCTATTCTTAAGAATAGAACCGTACTTATACGTTTTACAATGCTCGAAAAACGTAGTAAGGTCCTTTTCAGGCATACCTTCTTTCATCTGTTTACTGTATATTGGTTCTTCTTCAGGGTAATACTTATAACCAAGTTTTAGATCCATAATTTGGATGTTTTTAGTATAAATTTCATACTGCTGTTCGTTTAGTACTTTAGAAGGCTCTTCATGATTGAACTTCTCAATTAAGTTGAGAGCACGTTTATGACCAACCTTGTACAATCCTTTAATGTTATCACTATTATCACCAATAAGAGCTTTATAATCAAGAAAATGTTTGATTTCGACTCCTTTAGTGTAAGTCATAAAGTTATCAGGTGTTACAGTAACTTTTTGAATTGGATTGAACACATAAGTTGTTTCATTAATCAATTGATACAAGTCTTTGTCAACAGTTACGACGAACTTCTTACCAGGTAATTTATGACAAAGGTACGCAATAACGTCATCCGCTTCCATAACGTTCGGATAAATGCTTTTGATACCTAAACAGTTAAGTAAGTCTTTAATAAGTTCATCATTACGGTGAGCTTCTTTAGCTACTTCACTATCACGATTGCTTTTGTATGTACCATTAGAAGTATTCTTACGAAAGTTAGTTGAAGGGTAAGTTAACTTTTTATCCCATGCAGCATAAACTTGAGTAGGTCGAAATTTATCTACATATGACTTGACTGCTCGCAGGAACATGAGAGTAGAAAGGTCTTCACCCTCAATATTGTTTTTACTAAACCAAAAAGTACGATACAAAAGATTATTTGCATCTAGTATAAGAGTGGTCATTATTCACCTTTAGCTTTTTTGGTTTTTTTAGTTTTCTTGTTTTGAACTGCACCATCTAGTTCGTCAATACGACGTTTAACTGCTTTTCTGATTTTAGTTTTTGTGTTTCCAGAAACTTCAGTATAACTGGCAAATTCTTCACAGAGAGAATCAATTTCTTTTTTCGTTTTAGCAATAAGAATGCGATCTTTTAACGATTTCATACAATTATTATATGAAAAAGCCGAAGAGAGTCAAGTGAGGTGCTGAGCTTCTAAAACTTTATAAACATCATTAGGTAATTTTTCAACGAATTCAACCACCCCATTATCTATCCCATTTTCGAAATCTTTTATAGGTACTTTTAGTTTTTCATTACCTGGTACTGCGAGAAAACAATAGTGATCTTGTAGAGTATCTATATATGCAATAAATTTACCAGCGTGGTCTCCGTTTTTTACTGCATATAGAAAACGTTTTTTAGGCGTTTTGGTATTCTTTATAGTACTGAACCATTTCATTCCATTCTTTACTATCACGAATAGATCTTCTACATTTAAATCCGAGATTTTGTATTTTATCGTAATTTAATGAGTATCTTTTATCGTGACCTTTTCTATCTTCAATATAATTTAACTTCGCATTAGTTCCAGTAAAAGTACTAATCATAGATGCAATTTCATTGTTAGTTAACTCTTCTCCCGAACCAATATTATAGATATTACCTGGCTCGCCATATTGCATTACTTTAAAAATACCTCTAGCGTGATCTTCAGCATGTATCCATTCACGTATATTTGTACCATCCCCGTATATATCGATAAAACCATACTTGTTAGCGTATGTAATAGATTTGGGTATAAGTTTTTCAATGTGTTGACCTACACCGAAGTTATTACAACAACGTGTAATACGAATATCCATACCATATGTACGGTGATACGACATTGCAATCATATCTGCACTAGCTTTTGATGCCGAATAAGGTGAATTTGGACTGATAGGTGAACTTTCTGTCCAAGAAATATCACCTTCATTTAATGAACCATACACCTCGTCAGTAGATACTTGAACGAAACGGGGTATACGAAGTTGTTTAGCTAAATTAAGCATGTTTATAGTACCAATTACGTTAGTATTAGCAAAAACGGTTGGATTTTTGATACTATTATCTACATGACTTTCAGCAGCTAAGTGTAATAAAACATCAAAACGTTCTTGCTGATTTATTTCATCGTAAATATTAACATCCGTAATATCGACGTTAAAATGTTTATCAACAAGAACGTTTTTTACTTTAACATAATCACAAGCGTAGGTTTTACAATCAATATTATAGACTTTACAACCTTTATTGGATAAATAGTTGCATAGATGACTACCTATAAAACCAAAACCGCCTGTGACTAAAATATTCACTACAAATCTGATTCAGTTAGTTCTTTTTGATTATCGGGGTCTTCAAAATCTTCCGATCGTAAATGTTTTGTTAAAATATCGGTATTATACCCATTTTCAAGCAAATTTTCAAAACATCTAACCAATAATTCTTCGTTAATTTCTGTAAATGTAGCACCAATAGCTTCTTGAGCAATTTCATTATTAAGAATAGTAAAACTTCTATTTTCTACAATTCTACATTTATCTTTAAATTCATTTAACTCAATTAATTCTTTGTCAAGATCGTCGTTTTTATCGAGCAATTCTTTTTCAATCAGTCGATCTTTAAAATCATTATACACTTTAATAAATGTTTCACCGTCTAATGTACCATTACTAGTAATATTGTAAATACCGTAAGGTATTTCACCAGAAATAATTACATTGTAAATAAAATTATGTAAATCATATAAATAAGTTGCACTATTAACTGATTTAACAATATTTTTATAACTCAGCAATTTAGAAAGCGTACTCTTATGGTACCATTCTTCACTAAAAGGTAATCTAATTCTCAATGCATAGACATTGTTATACAAATTTGTTAATAGTAATTCTGATTGATGTTTCGCTTTACTATATTCAGATGAATCAATATTACCTATACCAAAGTTAGGTATATCATTCTCTCTCCACCCGGTTGGGTCGTTACCACCGGCATCATTACTATTAATTTTCTCTCTGTACAATTTACTTGAACTAATTCTATTACCTTCATCATCATTATAAGGTAAATCAGTATAAATGCACCCAGAACCAATATGAATTAAGCTTAAATTAAGTTCATCGCAAATCGACCCAAGCATTATAGGAAAATAAACATTAAGATAAAAATTAAGTTCAGGGTTACCCTTAACTTCATCAATATTTCTTTCTCCTGTAAATCCTACACAGTTTACAACATAAGTAAAATCAACTCCTTGTTCTTGATAGTTATTAATAAAATTAATCAAATTATCTTTTTCTAAATAATCTAATTGTGTTCTAGTTATTGTATGTACTTCAAGATTTTCACTATCAACTGATAGAAATTTACTTAAAGAATCTCCCATATACCCTTTACCTATAATAAGAACTTTAATTTTATCGTTAGGTGTATAACTATCTTTTTCATCACCACCGGGTAATGTTTCCTCTAGGTCTTCAGGTGTAACGTCTATAATATTTTCGTCTGTCATAAAATTATTTTATTAAATTAAACTCAATTTCCAGTCCTATCCTTATAATATGGTGATGTTTTATTGTCATTACTAATTTTAAAATTAGTTAAGAGTTTTTCAATAATAACTTCCATTGATGCCGTAGCAAATTTCATTGGCATTTTGATATTTGAATCAGAAAACTCAAATATAGGGTTATCAAAATCAGGATCACGCTTACAAGTTATAATAAGACTCTCTTGACTAGGGTTTACCATTATTGTCCATTTACGGTCATCTTGTTCACTGTAATTTTTAAACAAATCTAAAACAATAAACCCGTTGTCTTTAAGTCTTTTCTTAAAATAACCTAATGTTGATATTTTATTCTTCATGATTGTAGGCCAGGTACAATATACTTAAGATTTACAACGTCGGTTTTAATATCAAACATACATAGCCCTTGGTTTGTATTAATTCTAACTGCAATTTCTTCACAATTTGAACTTGCAAGTAATCTTACGATGTCGAAATGAACTGGAAACGAAATATCAGCATTAACACTTTCATCACTCAATAGAATTGAGTAACTATCAACTGCAGAATTAGAACGATCAGTGATTTCACCATAAACTCCATCTTCATTTATATTAAAATATAGTTTATCTGATTCGGAAACAAATGCAGCACCTTTTGCTAGTTCAGTAATCTTACTAAAATCGATTTTAAACTCAATATCACTTGTAAGCGAGTTAATTTTTTCAAGACTGAGTTTAGGAGATTGAATAATATTATCGTCTAGAAAGTGATATTTAAATCTAATTTTTTTATCTTTATAAGAAAGAGCGTTTGCTTTATAATCTAACGCTATCTCATTACCTTCAATGAATGATAATACCTTTTCTAATCGTTTTACGTTAGGTATATTCAATTTAATTGAGTCTTGAAGATCAATATTGTATGTAGCACATAAAATAAGCCCTTGTTCGTTATTTGCAATACACAAAAGCTTGTTATTTACATTTTTAATTACAACTGCCTCAGTCAATGCACTAATAGGCCTAAGGTAACTATTGATTAATTGACTCTTATCTTTGATATTAATGACCATACCTTATTATAGAGTGTATCCTTTGACTTACAATCTACTTTTTTTTGGTTGTAGTCTTTCTTGAAGTTGGTTTCTTTTGAAGGGACTCAACTAATTTGTATAAATTGTTAAGTTTAATATCGATATCTTCTAATTTATCAAAAATTTGTTGTGCTGTAGCAGAATTATCAAAGTTAAACTCCATTTGCCCTGGGTCCACTTGAGGTGAATTATCAGGTTGGGTAGGTAAAAGTTGTTGTTGAACGGGTTGTTGTGGCTGTTCTATTACTTGCGGTGTAGGTATTTGTTCGTTAGGATTTAAAACAGGTGGTACATTAGGTTGTACTTGTTGTTTACCCATTAATTCCATTACTCCTTTTTCTAGAATAGCTTTACCATTTACTTTTTTAAGGGTATTTGACTCTGAAACCAGGTTATCGTTCACCATTCTATTAAATTCCCCATGAACCGCACCAAGTAATGATTTAAAAGCTAAGGCATCATCAAAGGGGTTATGTGGCCTCCCTTGAGAGGCCACATTTACTGCATCATAATTTACGTCGGTTTGTGTTTGTTCGGGCATACTAAGCTAGATTATCTAAACTAGCCAACAAGTCATCAATGTCTTCATCTGAACTTACAGGTGAATCAGTTACTGCTTTTGTAGTTGCTACTGTTTCGGTAACAATAGATGCTGCTGCAACTGGAGCTGTTGTTGTACTAGCACTTTCTTCATCATTACTTACACAAAAGAAATGCTCGTTCAACGTTTCTTTCAGCTCATCATACGACTTTACTGTAAATACCGACTCAAGATCATGGGCATCGTTATGAATAGCATCAACACCACCTTGGTAATCAGTATTCAAAGCCTTAGGCAACCCGAATTTTGATGAAACATACGTTGGATAATCACCTTGCTTTTCAACCTTAACACGGAAGTCACAACCATTAGCTACATCAAAGATGCGAGGACCGAAATCCTCAGCTTCTTCACCTTGCATTGCTTCCATAATGATCTTATGCAACTGTCGACCAAAGCGCAACAACTTAATTGTACCGTTATTGTCAGGATTAACAGGGTCATTTACAACATACACATTGACCATCCAGTTTTCACGACGCATAATTGTTGCTGCCTTAGACTTTTCCTCTTCAGAACCGGTCTTTGACAACCTATACCTTGCTTCAGCAATAGGATCACGTTCACCCCACGTATTAGGACTGATCTGATTAATGTATTGACCAGTTGCAAACGAGGTCCAACCATGAGTGTAATAATGGAAGAACGTCTTAGCTGGGTCTTTAACATTAGGAATCAATCTTACAGTGTAAGTATTACCTACTTCCGTCCTTAGAAACTGACCACGATTGGATTGTCCGGTGGTCTTTTCCATGCTATCTTTAATACTATCGAATAATGTTGCGATGTTTGTCATAATTTTAGTTTAGTTTAGTTTTTTTATCTTATTCGTATAGGTAACACTCGTTACCTTACAAAAATAATTATAGAATCAGCTGCAATTAAATCAACCCATGACTTTAACAGCTGAATCAAAAAATTTCTTGAAGACGCTCTTAGTTTGTTCAGAGCAATTGTAGAATTTTACTCTCATTTTAGCGATATCATTGAAGGTATCGCCGAGAATGTGTTGTCTAATCTCAACATCAACCGATTTAAGTTGAGATTCAAAAGATGGGTACATAAAAAGAAAAAGCAGAGTTATTTTTCCATGTTTAAGATGTTCAAAAAAAGAGTTCATCGAATTTTCCTCTCTATAATCAACATAATCAGAAAATTTTATCTTCTTTTCTTTGCAAAACTTAATTACAAACTCCATTGATAGTTTAAAACTCTTCTTAGCATCATCTGAATCAGGAGATTGTCTGTTTATTGAGTTAATATACTCACGATACAACTTAACTGCCTTCATTGATAGATAAAAATCTAAACCTAAATGAGGTTTGTCTTTGTATATTGCAAAAGGAGCTTTGAAAAATTTGTTAATGTTAATATTTTTATGCTTGTTAAAGAAGTTTGCAAGCTTTGTCAAATATAATTTTGTAGATTCATCTACTTTATCGAAGTTTTGTCTGAGTTTAAAAGGCTTACCTTGGTTAGATCTTGTCTCAGCAAGATGTTTATTATAAATTAGCTTTTCAAATTCAGTCATTAAAGAAATAATATGACTAAACTTAATTAATCAAATTCTTCCTCTTACTATTAACATACTTCATAATGTATTTGCTCTTATGAAGTGAAGGATCAAAGAATAAAAACATCTGAACGAACTCAAAATCAGTATCTATATCAAGTAACTCTTTGAAAAACGTACGAAGCTTTTTATCTTTAAGTAACATTATAAAGATATTAGGCAAGTTTACCTTTTTGTTATGAAGAATTGAAATAAAAGAGCAAAACCCCATAAACGTATGAGTTACTTCTTTAACGTGTGTGTTTTCTACTGGGTTATTGCTTGTAATTTTCATGCTTTAGTAAAAAGTTTCGAAAACTTTAAAAACTTTTCGTTGATTACACCACCTGCTGAATCAAAATGACCTCCCCCATCACAAAGTTTTTCAGCTAACTTACTCAAATTTACTTCACACTTAGTACTTTTCCTTAAACTAACTCCTTTTGACTTTAAATTAACAACTAAACAAATATCAGCTTTATGTAATTCAATTAATGACGACGCTACTTCATTAATGTTATGATCACATTGAATGCAAACTACTTTTCTTTTAGCTCCATCAACCGGTAACGTAACAGTAAACACGTCTGATGTATTAACAGCTTCATCCACCTTCTTTTTAGCAATTGAAATCATATTCAACTGATAATTACTGAATGAAATAAACCCGTTATCGAATTCAGTTATAAACTTACCAATCCTATCACCGGTATAACTCCATAGTACCGTATTCAAACCAATACTTTCAGGATAGTTAAGGGTATAACTATCATAATCATCAATTAGTGTGATTAATTTAGCTTTTGATGGCGTTAGTTTAGCTTTTAAGGAATTGTCTTGTGTTAAGAGTGTTTTTAACACTAACTTAGTTGTTGAAGTATAAGTCTGATCAAGCACCAACGTTGCTTTTTTGTAACTTACATAACCATCTTTACCATTATGGTGATCAATAACGACAATGTTATCATGATCAAGTAAATCACTATGTTCAGCAACGTTGATATCGAATATATAGACTTTTTCATAGTCTGAAATTTTATTATTACCCATCCACTTTAGGAAATCTTCCCTAAAGTTTTTATGAGATGAAACGGTATACGAAGCGTCGTTAATTAGCCATTTATAAACTAAGTAACTACCAACACCATCTAAATCACAGTCGGTGAATACATAACTTTTACCAGACATTAAGAATAATTAGTAACTTCAACGGTTTCTTCAACCATTAGCTTTTAACTCCATAGCGCTTAACACATCATTAGCAGCATTTTCGATATTACCACTTTCTCCATCAGTAATAGTCAAAGTAGGGTAATGAATACTAAACTCACTATTACCGTGATTAGGTCCGAATCGATTCTTCATTACACCCATTCTAAGTATGTCTAAGTCCTTATCACCTTCTTGTTGATATACGGAAAAGATAGCATCAGCACCCATAGCCAACCCAATACTTTCGCCAATTGTATCAAGCCCTGGGTCTGCTTCATCATAACCAGATCTATTTAACTGGGTTGCTGTAATAACAGGGCAGTTATACTGATATGATAGTGCACGTACTTGTTCTGTAGCATACTTAACACGCTCATAACTATTTTGACCTATACTTGAGTGCATCAAGTTAATATAGTCAAGAACAATAGCATCTAATTTGGTACCGTTCTGTTCTATCTTCTTAATAAATGCCCCTAACTGTGCTGCTGTAATAGTACTAGGTGGAAACTCTTTAATTAACAACCTACTAGTTGGATTATTAGTAACAAACGATTGCAACCTATCTTCTAGTTGTGGTATCTCATGTCTAAGGCTGTTTATCTCAATACCTGTAAGGTTACCAGCTAATCTCTTAGCATATACCATTTCAGCCATCTCAAGACTAACTAACAACACTGTCTTACCTTGTCTAGCTATGTTACATGCAAGGTTACCTAACACAATAGACTTACCTACGTTAGTTTCACCGGCAAAGATATATATTGAACGACCATTTTGTAAGAAGCCACCGTCTAACTTATTATCTAACCACTGATAACCTGTAGATATAGTAGGTTCATCAACTCTTAGTTCATCTAACAGTAATGAATAGTTACGAAACATATCGAAACCGGTATCTACTGATAAATTAATACTACAACAACGTTCAAACTTATCGTAAATAGACGCAGGATCGATATTACCTTTAGAACACTCAGTTGCAACATCAGTCATTGTATGAAACACTGATTTCTCTTTAAGAAACCTTTCTGTGTTGTTATACAACTCATCATTATTAAGGTTTTTATCAATATCTTTAATCTTACCTATAACACTCTTAAAGTCTTGTTTGAGTTCAGGTGTATTACAGAAAGAAAGTATCTCAGTCTTATTAGGTACTGTAAATCTCTTTTGAAAGAATGATGTAATAATCGAAAATATCGATTTAAAGCTTTTATCAGTAAAGAATCGTGGTTCAACATGGTCAATAACTGATGCTAAATAACGTTCATCAGTAAGACTCTTGTAAACCACGATCTTTTCGAAGTAATCTAAGTCTAATGCTTGTCTACTCATATATGTAGACGATTATATGCTCAAGACTCTTGTTTATCAAGTTTTACTTGTTCGTTAACCCACCTATATGTTAAATCAAGCCCATCTTGCAAGCTAAAGTCAGGTGACCAACCAAGTTTTTCTTGGATAAGTTTATTATCACTGTTTCTTCCACGAACACCTGTAGGAGCATCTAACTTATGTGTAAGTGAAACTGATTTACCACTAATAGAACTAAGGTATAGAGCCATTTTATTAATAGATACCATTTCATCAGAACCAATATTAACTGGCCCAGTAAAATCTGACTCCATCAAACGACGGATACCTTCAACACACTCACTAACAAACAAGAAAGATCTTGTTTGTTTACCATCACCCCATATTTCTATGGTGTCTCCTGATTGGGCTTCGGCAAACTTTCTACATAATGCTGCAGGGGCCTTTTCTCTTCCACCTTTCCATGTTCCTTCAGGTCCGAAAATATTGTGAAAACGTGCAATACGAACGGGTATACCCCTATTCCGATTATAAGCAAGGTATAACCTTTCGCTAAAAAGCTTTTCCCAGCCATATTCACTGTCTGGGTTAGCCGGGTATGCGGAACTTTCTTCACAGTTAGGGTTCTCCGGGTCTAATTGGTTATGTTCAGGGTACATACACGCTGAGCTACTGTAGAAAATTTTAGTATCGATAGGTTTATAAGAAGTGTGTTCTAAACGTGCCTCTTGATACCAATCTGATCGAACATACCGGTTCAACTCATCTACAGCCTTAAGAATATTTAAGTTAATAGATGCTGAGTTCTGCATTACTGAAGCATCGTTTTCTCCAGTAAAAATATAACCAGCTCCTCCCATATCAGCAGCAAGTTGATAAATTTCATCGAATTGCTCTCTATATTGAATAGGTGGTTTATGGAAATAA